TGCCCACCAGTGATATCCGTGACACGGGTACGTTTAAAGCAATCACCGGCGAGGACTATATTTCTGCACAGCACAAGTTTAAAGAATATTTTTCATTCAAACCGTTTGCGAGGCTCTTATTTTCCTGCAACAATATCCCTAAGAATTACAGCGACCGCAGCGACGGCTTCTACCGGCGATTGATTCTGATCCGCTTTGACCACACCATACCCGAGGACAAAAAAGACGGCAATCTCAAGGAAAAACTCCTGCTGGAGAAAGACGGTATCATCGCATGGGCGATGGTCGGTTTGAAACGCCTGATTGAACGCAAGTGGAAGTTTACCGAGACCGAGCGCACCCGCGCCGAGCTTGCCAGCTACAAAGCCGACAACAGTAGCACCTTGGCGTTCGTGGAGGAATGCTGCACCCTCGATCCCGGCAGCGAGGTTCTGCGTGAGGAATTGTACAACGCATATCACGAATATTGCTCATCCGTCGGATCGAAGCCTGTCTCCCAGAAGCGGTTCAACAACGAACTCGAGGGTGTCAGCGGCGTATCACGCGGAAGCGAAGCCGTCACCCGCCGCCGCACATGGCGCGGCATCCGGTTGCTGTGAGCGGCTCCCGAGCGGAACTCGGAGCGGCTTTTCGCCAGATGCCATCAGGGTTTGAGCGGAATGAGCGAGTCGGCGCAACCCATTATGTCATATGGTTCGCAAGAGTAAACAGTGTAATAAGATAAAAAGTATATATGGAGCGGAATTTTCTGTTATTCCGCTCATGCCAGTCCACAAGGAGGTTATCACCATGCCACCCAAAGCCCCTCATCCCTGTGCCTATCCCGGCTGCCCTCGGCTTACGACCGAGCGCTATTGTCCTGACCATAAGACCATCGCTTCCCGTGAATACAACCAGTCCCACCGTCCGACTGACCGCAAACTTTACGGTCGCCGGTGGGTGGCGATCCGTAACCTGTACATCCAAAAGCATCCGCTCTGCGAGCTTTGCCTTGAAGCCGGTCGCTATGTTCCCGCAACCGAAGTCCACCATAAGCTGCCCCTCGACAAAGGCGGCTCGAATGATGAGTCCAACCTTCAGGCTCTTTGCAAGCCCTGCCACTCTGCAATCACAATCGCCGAAACCAACCGACGGTAGGGGCGGTCTTAATCTCTGCACCCTTTGTCCTGTGTAGCGCGGCAGGGTGTCGTACAAAAAATCCGCGATTTCAAAACATTCTGAAAAGCCCGTAAACACTGCGTTTGCGGGCTTTCGCCATGCCTATTCAAAGCGTTCTTTGATTGTTTTCATTGAACACAGCTTTTTTCATTCGTTTTGCCCGGAAAATCACGGTGAAATCACGAATTTTGGAGGAGAAAAAGGCGGTGCAGATTGCCGGGGACAAGCAAAAAACGACGGACAACCTGTCGAAAAATCGCAGATGAGTGTCAAGAAAAACAAGCCGAGTGCATAGAATAATATTACCGTATTTTTCATAAAGGGGGGATGATTATGCCGCGAGGCGGAGCGCGTAAGGGCGCAGGGCGCAAGCCGAAGCCGCTTGCCGAGAAATTGGCAGAGGGAAATCCGGGGCATCGCCCTTTGAAAAAACTTGAGTTTGCCGGAAACGGCGGCATCGACCCTCGCCAACCTCCCGATTATCTGCGTGTGATGGAAAAGCGTGAGCAGGAGCAGCGCCCCGGCATCCCCACGCCAACCGAGCTATATACCGAAACGATTCAATATCTTGAGCCGACCGACTGCTTAAACCTAATTCCAGTTTCGCTGATTGCTGATTATGCCATGGCGAAATATCATCTGCTTCATGCGCATTATGAACTCGGCAGGACGGCAACGGTTACAAAAGCGGATAAGGGAGCAAAAAAGGGCGGCGGCGAGACCTTTGCAATCACCGATTTTGCCGAGGCGATGCTGAAGATGCAGAAAAATGTGCTGGCGACATGGGAGCCGATCTGGGATATCGTATCGCGGAATTGCGAACGGCTGGTGACGAACCCGGAGCAAGACCTGATGGCGATTATCATTGGCGGTCGTCAGCGCAAAGCGAAACCGAAAGGAGAACCGCCCGATGGATTCTATGCAAATACAAAAAATCCCGATTGAAAATCTCAGTCCGGCGAAATATAATCCGCGCAAAGATTTACAGCCGGGCGACCCGGAATATGAAAAGCTGCTGCGCTCGGTGGAGGAATTCGGCTACGTTGAGCCGATTATCTGGAATAAACGCACCGGCAATATCGTCGGCGGTCATCAGCGGTTCAAGGTGCTGAAGCAACTGGGTTTTGCGGAAATTGACTGCGTCGTTGTGGATATGGATGAAGCGCGGGAAAAGGCGCTGAACATTGCGCTGAATAAAATCTCCGGTGATTGGGATACCGCGAAATTGGCTGACGTTTTCAGGGACATTGAGCAGTATGGAATTTCCCTCGATATTACAGGATTTGAAGCCCCGGAGATCGATAAGCTGTTTCAGAAATTGAGCCGTGAGGACGGAAAAATTGTCGAGGATGATTTTGATGCCGAAGCGGAGGCTGCGCAGATTACCGACCCCCTCACCCGACGGGGAGATATATGGCTGCTGGGAAAACACCGCCTGATGTGCGGGGATTCCACCGATATTGCCGACGTTGCAACACTGATGGACGGAGCAAAAGCAAAAATGGTGTTCACCGATCCGCCTTGGAACGTAGATTACGGAGGCAGTACACACCCCTCTTGGAAAAATCGCCAGATTCTCAATGACAAAATGTCCACAGAAGATTTTCATAAATTTCTGCTTGCCGCGTTCAAGGCAATGGCTGGTGTTTCAGAGCCGGGGGCAATGACCTATGTGGTAATGTCGGCTCAGGAATGGGGATCGGTGATGATCGCAATGAAAGAAGCCGGATATCATTGGAGCAGCACGATTATCTGGGCGAAGGATTCACTTGTGCTTTCGCGGAAAGATTAACACACGAAATATGAACCGATTTGGTACGGCTGGCTGGAGGGCGAAAAACGGCTCTGCCCCTTACAGGACAGACAGCAGAGCGACCTTTGGCAGATCGACCGCCCGAAGAAAAGCGAGGATCACCCGACCATGAAGCCGATTTCGCTGGCGGCGCGGGCAATCAGCAACAGCAGTCATTTGGGAGACGCAGTTTTGGATTTATTCGGCGGTTCGGGAACGACTCTCTTGGCGGCGGAGCAAACTGAGCGCATATGCCGCACGATGGAGCTTGATCCGAAATATGCGGATGTGATTGTGCGGCGATATATCAAGCATCAGGAAAGCGACAGTGAAGTGTTCCTCCTGCGCGGTGGTGAAAAGCTTGCGTATCACGAAATTCAGGCTTGATGTCCATGTTTTGCGACTTGCTATTACAGCCGAAAAGAGTGATTAATGTAACTGCCGAAAGGTAAATAACACTTTTTTCAGGAGGCATTTACTATGCAGGAATTCAATTTTAATGTAACAGGAACAGAGCGCAAAAAGCTGGCGGGAGCCATCAGTGAAATATTGAACATACCGACCAAGTATCTCGGCGCACCGACTTTTGCATACGAAATCGGCAATTACACCATCGACAAGAATGGCACGGTCACCGGCGAATACAACCAAACCCTTTTCACAGAACTCGCCGGGCAGGGCTTTGAACCGGAGGTAGCAGTGATCGCCGAACCCCGGTCAGACCGCCTTGTCATTGAAATACCGCTCGACGGTTTTTCACCGGAAAGCATCGAAAACCTCTGTAAGATGGTCAAGGCAAAAGAAAATCTGCTGATGGCGGCACTCGGTGCGGATGACCTGCCTATTCAGGTTTTGGATGACAAAATCCGTTTCCCATGGTTTCCTCTGACGGATGACTCGGAGCGCGTCAACGCCTATGCCCAGCTTATCGCCACCCTTTGCACGACGGCAAAAGAGAAAAAACGCGTTACCGCCAAGGCACAGGACGGCTTCGAGAATGAGAAATTTGCCATGCGGGTGTGGCTTATCGGGCTTGGCTGCGTGGGTGAGGAGTACAAATATCTGCGCAAAATTATGGGAGAGTTTTTAGGCGGTAACAGCGCGTGGAGGCATGGCAAACCCGAAAAAGAGGCTCCGGCAGAGGACGCTCCTGCTGAAGAAAGCGAAGGTGCAAGGCGATGAATAGCTTTCCCTCCCATTCCGAAGTGCTGCGCCTGCGAGCGCAATACGCGCCCGGTACGCGCGTTGAGCTGACAGCGCCGATGCAAGACCCCTACGCCAAGCTGAACGCCGGAGAACGCGCGACGGTGCGCGGCGTGGACGATGCCGGGCATATCCTGTGCCGGTGGGATGCGGGTTCAAGTTTGAATTTGATTCCGGGTGTCGACCAATTCAAAATCGTCGGCGCGTTCACGGAGGAAATCAAATCGCAGATTTTGGAGATACGCGCCGAGGGGCGAACGAATATGTTCGACATTACGACCGTCCAGCGGTTTGCCTATGAAAAAGGATTCTTTGCTTTGGTAAATTTCATGGAGGATGACCGCACTGCTTACGTTCACTTTATCCTATGCGGCGAATAGCCTCGAAAACAGCAACAAAACACGGTGGACAATTTCTATAAACCCATTTTCAGTCATATATTTATGAGTGAGTCTGCCGGGAGTTCAGATGGACTCCCGGCTTTGCTGTCGGAGGTGACTATGTGGAAGAATTACGCAGTCTAAAAAATTACAAACCCAGCCGTTTTAAGGCTCCGGGTTGCATATATAAATCACGTTTTGCTGATTCGGCTGTATTTTTCGTCAACCAATTGCGGCACACCAAGGGAAAATGGCATGGAATGCCGTTTGAACTCATCGGCTGGCAGGAGCAGATTATCCGTGATCTGTTCGGTATCGTGCGCCGTTATGACGAGTGCCGCCAGTTTCGAAGGGCATACATAGAACTTCCGAAAAAGAACGGAAAAAGCGAGCTGGCGGCGGCTGTAGCTCTTCTGCTCACTTGCACCGATCTGGAACATGGCGGTGAGGTTTACGGTTGCGCTACCGACCGTCAGCAAGCGAGTATTGTGTTTGATGTCGCCGTTTCCATGGTAGATCAATTCCCGGAACTCAAGCGATATATAAAACTAAATCCCAGCCAAAAACGCATGACATTCCTGCCGCTGAACAGCTTTTATCAGGTGCTGTCGGCAGAAGCCTACACAAAAGACGGACTCAATGCTCACGGTGTTATCTTTGACGAACTCCACGCACAAAAAGACCGGCGGCTTTTTGATGTAATGACCTCCGGCTCCGGTATGGCACGGGAACAGCCTCTGACTTTTATTATCACAACGGCGGGCTTTGACCGCAATTCCATCTGCTGGGAGCAGCACCAGAAAGCCGAGGATGTTCTGCGCGGCAAAATATATGATCCGACATTTTATCCCGTCATTTACTCCGCCGATGAAAGCGACGACTGGACTGACCCGGAAGTGTGGAAACGGGTAAACCCATCCTATGGCATTACGGTAAGCCCTGACGCTTTCCGAGCCGAATTTGAAAATGCCAAGCTGAACCCTGCCAATGAAAACACATTCCGGCGGCTGAATCTGAACCAATGGGTAAAACAATCCACCCGCTGGATGCCGATGGAACTCTGGGATAAATGCGATTTCCCTGTGGATACAGGCTTTTTAAAGGGTAAGAAGTGTTATGCCGGACTGGATTTATCAAAAACACAGGATTTGACAGCATTTGTACTGGTGTTCCCGCCAGATGATCCAAGCGACGAAGAAGATAAATATCGTATCCTTCCGTTCTTCTGGATTCCAGATGAATCTCTGCAACGCCGGGTGCTGAAAGACCATGTGCCGTATGACCAGTGGCTGGCACAGGGGCTGATAGAAACCACCGACGGTGCGGTTATCAACTACAATTTTGTACAGCGCAAAATTGAGGAACTTGCCCAAATTTACGACATCAAGGAGATTGCCTTTGACCGCTGGGGCGCTACAATGCTGACACAAAATTTGCGCGATGCAGGGTTAACCATCGTGGATTTCGGTCAGGGGTATAAATCCATGTCTCCACCGATGGAAGAATTGATGCGTCTTGTGCTCTCGGAATGTATCGCACACGGCGGCAACAAGGTTTTGCGCTGGAATTTTGACAATATCGTCGTCATGCAGGATGAAGCCGGGAATATCAAGCCGGACAAAAAGCGGGCGACCGAGAAAATTGACGGTGCGGTTGCTATGATTATGGCGCTCGACCGGGCAATCGTCCATGAAGACCATGAAAGTGTATACGACAAGCGCGGTATGCTGGTTGTCGATCTGAACCACCCGGATGGGTACTATTACAGTAACGAGTGAGGAGGCTGAAATGGGACTATTCTCGAAGAAAAAATCAAAAATTACCGATAGCCTCAGCACTTCGCGGAGTATATTTTGGGGTGGTTCAACCTCCGGCGTATATGTGAATGAAACCACTGCCATGCAAACGGCAGCGGTTTATTCCTGTGTACGGGTGATTTCGGAGGCGGTCGCCTGTCTGCCCCTCCATGTATACCGTTATGAGGAAAACGGCTCACGGATCACCCCGGAGCATCACCTGTATAACATTCTGCACAACGCGCCGAACACTGAAATGACCAGCTTCGTATTCCGGGAAACGCTCATGAGCCATCTGCTTTTGTGGGGCAACGCCTACGCGCAGATCATCCGGGACGGCGGCGGTCGGGTGCGGGCGCTGTATCCGCTGCTTCCGAGCAAAATGGATGTCAGCCGGAATGAAAACGGACAGATTTATTATACCTACTGGCGCGATAAAGACGAGAGCCACCCTCATGAGAAAAGCGGCGGCGTAGTGCTTTCCAAAGAGGATGTCCTGCACATTCCGGGACTGAGTTATGACGGGCTGGTGGGATATTCGCCCATCGCCCTTGCCAGAAACGCGGTGGGCATGGCGATAGCCACGGAGGATTACGGAGCCAGCTTTTTTGCCAACGGGGCGAACCCCGGAGGTATTTTGGAGCATCCCGGTACGATTAAAAATCCGGGCGGCATTCGGGACTCTTGGGAGGCGCTGTATAAAGGGGCGAAGAACTCCGGCAAGGTAGCTGTGCTGGAGGACGGACTGAAATTCCATCAAGTGAGCATCCCGCCCGAACAGGCGCAGTTTTTGGAAACGCGCAAGTTTCAGCTGAACGAAATCGCCCGGATTTTCCGCATCCCGCCGCACATGATCGGCGATCTGGAAAAATCGTCGTTCAGCAACATCGAACAGCAGTCCTTGGAATTTGTAAAATACACCCTCGATCCTTGGATAGTGCGCTGGGAACAGTCCATGCATCAAGCCCTTATCCTGCCCTCCGAGAAAGACGCGGTGTTCCTCAAATTCAATCTGGACGGTCTGCTCCGGGGCGATTATGAAACCCGCATGAAGGGCTACTCTATCGGCATCCAGAACGGTTTTATGAGTCCGAATGATGTGAGAAAGTTGGAGAACATGAACCTGATTCCCGATGAGGAGGGCGGTAACAACTACATGGTCAACGGCAACATGGTAAAACTTTCCGATGTCGGTGCGGCATACGGTAAAAACGGAGGTGATGAGAAATGAGGAAATTCTGGAACTTTTCCCAATCGGACAGCGAAGGGCGCACCCTGTTCCTCGACGGTGCAATCTCGGATGAAACGTGGTGGGGCGATGAAATCACACCAAAGCTGTTCCGGAATGAACTGGAGTCAGGCAGCGGTGATATATCGGTCTGGATCAACTCGCCCGGCGGGGATGTGTTTGCCGCCGCGCAGATCTACAATATGCTTAAGGAATACGCCGGGAAGGTTACCGTGAAAATCGACGGCATCGCCGCCTCTGCCGCTTCCGTGGTTGCCATGTCCGGCGATGAGGTGTATATGTCCCCGGTTGCCAATATGATGATCCATAATCCCGCCACCATCGCCATCGGTGACAGCGAGGAAATGCTCCGCGCCAAACGGATGCTGGATGAGGTCAAGGAATCCATCATCAACGCATATGCAATCAAGACCAAGCAGTCCCGCGATGCCCTGTCCGAAATGATGAACACGGAATTTTGGATGGACGCGCACAAGGCGGTGGAGCTGGGCTTTGCGGATGGCATTCTGTATGAGGATGCTGAGCCGAAAAAGAACCGAAAAGGAAGCGAGGGCTATGCCTTTTCCCGCATGGCGGTGATGAACTCCCTGCTGGAAAAATTCACGACACACCCGCCGGAATCGCCGGGCGTCGTACCCTACGCTGTATTAAATACCCGTATTCAATCAATCAAAAAAATGGGAGGATTTGATGACCATGAGCAAAATCATTGAACTGCGCGACAAGAGAGCCAAGGCATGGGAGGAAGCAAAAGCGTTTCTGGACAGCAAGCGCGGAGCGAACGATATGCTGACCACCGAGGATGCCGCCGCCTACGACAAAATGGAAGCGGAGGTTGTGGATTTAGGCAAGGAGATCGAACGGCTGGAGCGTGGGCAGGCGATTGACCGGGAACTTGCCATGCCCACCTCACAGCCGCTGACAAACAGCCCCGGAAAGTCCGGCAAAGCCTCGGATGAGTACAAAACCGCGTTCTGGAACGCCATGCGCGGTCGCAAGGTTTCGGGTGCTCTTCAGATCGGCGAAGATTCCGAAGGCGGCTATCTCGTCCCTGACGAATTTGAACGCACCCTCATTGAGGCGCTGGAAGAACAAAACATTTTCCGTCAGATTGCCCGCATCATCCAGACGAGCAGCGGCGAACGCAAAATCCCTGTGGTGGCTACCAAAGGCACTGCCAACTGGGTGGACGAAGGCGGTGAAATCACCGACAGCGACGACAGTTTCACACAGGTGACTCTGGGTGCGTTCAAACTTGCCACCATGATGAAGGTCAGCGATGAACTGATGAACGACTCCGCATTTGATCTTGAAAGCTATATCGCCCGCGAATTTGCCCGCCGTATCGGCGTGAAGGAAGAAGAAGCCTTCCTGACCGGTGACGGCTCTGGTAAGCCCACCGGCATTCTCAAGGCGACAGGCGGCGCACAGGTAGGCGTGACAGCGGCATCCGATACCGCCATCACGATGGATGAAATGATTGATTTGTATCACAGCCTGAAATCTCCCTACCGCAACAAAGCGGTGTTTATTACCGGCGACACCACGGTCAAAACGCTCCGCAAGCTGAAAGACGGACAGGGGCAATACCTCTGGCAGCCCTCCGTTCGGGAAGGTGCGCCGGATACCCTCCTCGGCAAACCGCTGTATACCTCCGCGTTCATGCCCACTATCGCAGCAAGCGCTAAAACCGTCGCGTTCGGCGATTTTTCTTACTACTGGATTGCCGACCGTCAGGGGCGGATCTTCAAGCGCCTGAATGAACTGTTTGCCACCACCGGGCAGATCGGCTTTATCGCTACCCAACGTGTGGATGGAAAACTGATTCTGCCGGAAGCCGTCAAGGTGCTTCAGCAGAAAGCATAGGAGGTGCGGTATGAGTTACAACACTAAAAATTACACCGAACAGGGCGGCGAAAAAACCGTCATTGGCGGTACTTTGGAAATCAAGGCGGGCGCGACTGTGACAGGTCTTGCGGCTAATCCCTTGCTTGCAGCCACTGAAACCGATTTTGGCGGTATAAAAGCCGTGGAAAAGGAAGAAACAGACACTGTTCCTGCTAAAATCGGCGCAGACGGCAATCTTTATGTGCCAACATATCCCATCATAGCGGAAATCCCTGTCGCGGAATATATGGCGGACAGTACTGCCGAGGACTTACCCACGCTGCTTGCCGATTTCAACGCACTGCTTGCCAAACTCCGTGCGGCGGGACTGATGGCGGCAGAGCCGGAAGATTAACGGAAGGATGGCGGCGGTATGACTCTGCTTGAAAAAGTCAAAGAGAACCTGATTCTCACCCATAATGAGGATGACGCGCTGCTGGAACGCTTTCTGGCGGCGGCTACCGCCTATGCCGAGAGTTTCCAACACCTGCCCGCAGGATATTACTCTGAAAGCAACGCCGAAGGCGAAATGGGTGAAGCGTCACGCTTCCCACCCACCACGGAACAGGCGGTCATCATGCTGGCTTCCCACTTTTACGAATCCCGCGACGGTTCGACCGGCGGCTTCTTTGCCGACAGCGTTCAAGCGGGGCAGCAAGTATGGAACACGGTGAATATGCTCTTGCGGCTCGACCGGGACTGGAAGGTGTGAAAATTGAAAGCGAGGTTTCAATTGTGAGTTTCGGAAAAATGAACACACCCATCCAAATCATTCAGGTTACACAGGGCAAGGATGCGGAGGGTTTTGCTGTTTCCACGGAAACTGTGCTGGCAAATATCCGCGCCTATCGTGAGGAGCGCCACGGCAACGAACGATGGGCAAACCGTGCCGTGTGGTCTGCGGCAACCAGCCTCTTTCGTTTCCGGATGATTCCCGGCGTCGATGTCACCGCCGCCCTGCGGATCGGGTGCGGTGAGGAGCGCTTTCGGATTACCAGTGTGGAAAATGTGCGTGGGCGCGGGATGTATCTTGAGGTGCTGGCTGAGAAATTAGAGCCGTCCGGGAATTGAGGTGAACAATATGGCAAAAGCGGAATTTAAGATGCCGGAGGACTTTTTGATGAAGGTTTCCCGGCTGGCTGATAAAACCGATGAAATCCTGCCCCGTGTACTGGAGGCAGGAGGTGAAGTGGCGCTGGATGCGGTGCGTGATAATCTCAGCGCTGTGGTTGGCAGGAATACGCAGTACCCCTCCCGTTCCACTGGTGAACTGGAGCAGTCACTCGGTCTTTCTCCCGCCAAAATGGATAAGAATGGCAACTTCAATGTCAAGGTCGGCTTTTCCGAGCCGCGCTCTGACGGGGGTTCCAACGCCAAAATCGCCAACATTCTGGAATACGGCAAGCACGGTCAGCCGCCGAAGCCTTTTCTGAAGCCCGCCAAAACCGCCAGCCGGAAGCCCGCAATTGAGGCGATGAAGGCAAAGCTGGAGGAGGAAATCGAAAATCTATGAATATTTTGCAGGAATTGAACACCCTGCTGGACGCTATTCCGATCCGAGTAGAAACCGGGGTGTTTTCAGATACAGCGCCGGACGAATATGCGGTTATTACGCCTCTGACGGATAATTTTCCGCTGTTCGGCGACAACCAGCCGGAATATGAAACGCAGGAGGTGCGGCTGTCCCTTTATTCAAAGGGCAATTATCTGAGTATGAAAAATAAAGTGGTGAACGCCCTGCTGAACAAAGGCTTCACCATCACGGGGCGGCAATACATCGCCCATGAGGACGATACCGGCTACCACCATTACGCCGTGGACACGGCAAAATTATATCGATTGGAGGATTGAAAATGGCGACCATTGGCATGGATAAACTTTACTATGCAAAAATCACTGAGGATGCTAACGGCGAGGAAACCTATGGCGTTCCGACTTCATTGGCAAAAGCCATTAAAGCGGATTTGTCCATTGAACTTGCCGAGGCTACGCTGTATGCGGATGACGCGACCGCATATGTGATTAAGGATTTCAAATCCGGCACACTCTCGCTGGGGATCGATGATATCGGCACTGCCGCCGCGCAGGACTTGACCGGGGCAATCATCGACGACAACGGTGTTCTGGTTTCAGCAAGCGAAAACGACGGCGCTCTTGTTGCCGTGGGCTTCCGCGCCCTTAAGCCTGACAACAGATACCGTTATTTCTGGCTGTATCGGATAAAATTCGGTATCCCGGCGACCAACCTACAGACCAAAGGTGATTCCATCACCTTCCAGACCCCGACCATCGAGGGTACGGTCATGCGCCGAAATAAGCCGGACGGTACGGGAAAGCATCCGTGGAAAGCGGAAGTGACGGAAGGCGATGCCGGGGTGTCTGTTGAAATTATTTCAGGCTGGTACAGCGAGGTATATGAGCCGGTTTTTAACAGCACACCTGAACCGCCGGAGGAGGGCTGATTATGGAAAACGAACGCAGTGCATTTATTAATATTGGCGGTGAGCAGTATGAACTGATCCTCACCACCAAAGCGACCAAAGCCATCGCCAGCCGCTACGGCGGGCTGGAAAACCTCGGTGAACGGCTGATGAAAGCGGAAAATTTTGAAATGGCACTGGACGAAATCGTCTGGCTGCTTACGCTGATGGCGAATCAGTCCATCCTGATTTACAACCTCAAGCATAAAGATGCGCCGAAGGAACTGCTCACCGAGGAGGAAGTGGAACTGCTGACCTCCCCGCTGGAATTGGCATCCTACAAAAACGCTATCACCGAAGCCATGTTCAAGGGAACGGCACGGAATGTGGTAAGCGAGGGCGATGAAACCTCAAAAAACACGCAGGGCGCGTGACCACCTCTGAGGTTTTCACGCGCCTGTACTACTACGGCACTGTGCAGATGCGGCTCTCTGCCGATGAATTCTGGACGATGCCGTTTGGTTTATTTATGGACTTATGGGCTTGTCACAAGCAGTTTCTGGGGATTGAGAAGCCTTATCGGGAGCAAACGATTGATGATATTATTCCAATTTAGCGAGGAGGTGACCGCACATGGCAGATGATTTTGGCTTACGAATCGGCATCGAGGGTGAACGTGATTTCAAGAAAGCCCTCGCCGATATCAACCAGTCCTTCAAAGTCCTTGGCTCTGAAATGGCGCTGGTCACCAGCCAGTTTGATAAAAACGACAAAAGCGCTGCCGCCCTTACTTCCCGCAACGCTGTCCTCAATAAAGAGATTGATGCACAAAAAGAGAAAATCACGGCTCTTGAAGCCGCCCTTAAAAACGTCTCCGAGAGTTTCGGTGAGAATGACCGCCGTACCCAGAACTGGCAAATTCAGCTGAACAGGGCGCAAGCGGAACTGAACGACATGGAGCGCGAACTTGAGGAATCTACCGATGATGCGGACGATCTCGGTGAAAAGCTTACGGAAACGGGCGATGAAGCCGAAAAATCCGGCTCAAAATTTGAGAAGCTGGGCGGCGTTCTGAAGGGAATCGGCGTGGCGATGGGTGCGGTTGCTGTCGCGGCAGGTGCTGCGGCGATTAAACTCGGCAAAGAAGTGGTTCAGCAATTCGGTGAGTTAGAGCAGAATTTGGGCGGTTCGGAAGCTGTGTTCGGCAATTATGCCGCCTCCATCCAGAAAACCGGGGAAGAAGCCTATAAAAACCTTGGCGTGTCACAAAGCCAATATCTCGCAACCGCGAACAAAATGGGCGCTTTGTTTCAGGGTTCAAGTATCGAACAGCGCAAGTCGCTTGAACTGACAGAAAAAGCGATGCAGCGGGCAGCGGATATGGCTTCCGTCATGGGCATCGATATGCAGATGGCTTTGGACTCGGTAGCGGGCGCGGCAAAGGGCAATTTTACGATGATGGATAACCTTGGGGTTGCCATGAATGCCACAACCGTCGAAGCCTACGCCCTTTCCAAAGGGCTGGATTTCACTTGGGCATCGGCTTCCAACGCCGAAAAAGCCGAAGTCGCCATGCAGATGTTTTTTGAGAACACAGAGCAATATGCGGGCAACTTCGCGCGGGAATCCACCGAAACCATCACAGGTTCATTGGGTTTGTTACAAGCAGCCCTCGGTTCATTCACGGCAGGACTCGGCAATGCCGACGCCGACATGACCAACCTAACGCAGAACCTTGTGGACGCTTTTCAGTCGGTGGTTAAAAACATCGTGCCGGTGCTTGAAAATATTGTTGCGGCACTGCCAACAGCCACGGGTGCGATTCTGCAAGCGGTGGGCGACCTTTTACCCATGCTCCTTGAAGTCGTAACGCAACTTTTTACACAGGTGCTGCAGACTATCCTGAACCTTCTGCCGAGACTCATCCCCGCCGCCGTGGATGCGGTTATGACAATCGTCGGGGCGCTGATTGACAATCTCCCGCTGCTAATCAATGCGGCGGTACAACTGGTGACAGCGCTCGTAAATGGCATCGGATCGGGATTGCCCCAGCTGATCCCGGCGGCAGTGTCGGCGGTCATGCAAATTGTGCAGGGCTTGCTGGAAAATCTGCCCCTCATACTGGACGCGGCTCTTCAGCTGGTCATAGGGCTGGCGGACGGTATCCTGAACGCCATTCCCGTTTTGATTGAGGCTTTGCCGGAAGTCATAGCCGCGCTGGTAGATTTCCTCATCGGCTCAATTCCGCAGATTATCGAGGCGGGCATCCGGCTTCTGACCTCGCTGATCACCGCGCTGCCTATCATCATCGAAACCGTGGTCAAGGCGATTCCCAAAATCATCGACAACATTATCAACGCCGTCATCGGGGCAATCCCACTGCTTATTGAATCCGGCGTGAAGCTGCTGGTATCGCTGATTCAAGCGCTCCCGCAGATTATTTCAACTGTTGTAACTGCGATCCCGAAAATCGTGACCTCGCTGGTCAGCGCTATCATTGGGAACATCGATAAGATTATCCTTGCCGGTGTACAACTGCTTGTGTCACTGATTGAAAATCTGCCGACGATTATCGTGGAGGTTGTGAAAGCAGTACCGCAGATTATCACGGCTCTGGTCAAAGGCTTCACCAGCTCAATCGGTGAAATGGCAAAAGTCGGCGGCAACCTCATCAAGGGCTTGTGGCAGGGTATTTCCGATGCGGGTGCATGGCTGTGGAGCAAAATCTCCGGCTTTTTCGGCGGCGTGGTCGACAAAATCAAGAACTTTTTCGGCATTCATTCGCCCTCCGAACTCTTCGCCGGGATCGGGCAGAACATGGGCGAAGGCATCGGTGTGGGCTTTGAACAGGCAATGGAGCAAGTCAGCCGAGATATGCAAAGCGCGATTCCCACGAACCTCGGCGGCATGACCGTGGGGGTGAACGGCACAGGCGTTTACCCGGCAGGGGCGGTCATTCATCAGAGCATCTCCATCACCTCGCCGAAAGCGCTCTCGGAAAAGGAAGCCGCGCGGGAATTCCGCAATCTCTCCAGAAAACTGGCATTGGGGGTGTAGCTTATGGAACTGATATATACCAATCAAAACGGCTCAACCGTCACGCTCCGTCAAGTGAAACCTCTGTTTATAACAAAGCTGGACGGTGTAGGGCGCATACGTCAGACGATCAATACTTTTCAAGCGCCCGAACAGGACGGAGCCTTCTATATCTCCTCCACACTGGATATGCGGAACATCACCATTGAGGGAACAATCCTCGCCGCCAGCATCGACAGCGCCTTTGCTTACCGCCGCCAGCTTCTGCGTATTTTCACGCCCAAGCTGCGCGGAACGCTGATTTACCGTAACCGGCAGATTTCCTGCATTGTGGAAGAGGCGGCGTTCTCTGCGGGAAGTATCACCAGAGCACCATCCTTTTTCATCAGCTTATTGTGTCCTTCTCCGTTTTTTGAACCTCTGGATGCCACCCGTACAGAACTGGCTTCATGGGAGGATAACTTCTCGTTTCCTCTGGAAATTACAGAACCGGGCATTGAACTCGGTATCCGCCAGCCCAGCCAAATCATAACCATAGAAAATGATGGTGATGTTCCTTGCGGTTGTGTGATTACCTTCAGGGCATTGGGTTCGGTGATCAATCCTGAACTGATGAATGTGGACACAGGTGAGTTTATCCGCATCAACACTGCAATGTCTGCCGGGCAGGAAATTTTAGTGTATACCCATTTCGCGGGAAAAAGAGTGACCAGCGTCCTTGGCACGACAGAAACCAACGCTTTCAACCTGATCGACGTCGGATCAACTTTTTTACAGCTGTCAGTGGGCAAAAATGTGCTTCGCTATGATGCGGAGGAACAAATGGATTTGCTGGAAGTCATCATCCATTACCGCCTGCAGTTTTTGGGGGTGTAAGGTATGGAACTGTATCTTTTTAATAATAACCGGGAACTTGCAGGGCTGGTGGAATCTTATGAGTATCTGCGCTGGACGCGGCAATACACCAAGTGCGGCAGTTTTGAACTCAAAGCCATCGCTTCGGACGAAAACATCGCACTTTTGAAAATCGGCAACATCCTGTGGAAGAACGACGATGCGGAAGCAGGGATCATCGAATATCTGGAAATGACCTTGCAAGAACAGGAATATATTACCGTCATCGGGCGGTTTGCAACATCCCTGTTATCCAGGCGAATCGTCTGGGGAACGGAAATCCTCACCGGCGATTTATCGGCGGCAGTGTCACAGCTTTTGAACAATCATTTGATTTCTCCTGTGAACACCGACAGAGCCATAAGCGGAGTTGCCTATACGCCGGAAAGCATGGGTGTTCCTGTCAGCACACAGGTTTCCTTCCGAAATCTGATGGACACCATCACCAACCTATGTGATGCCGCCGATGTCGGTATAAAAACAGCCTTTGATCCTGTCGCAAAGCTGTTTACCGTTCAGTTGTATGCCGGTTCGGCATCGCAAGCGATCTTTTCCAAAGAATACGAAAATATCATGGGACAGATTTTTACCGAGAGCCTTTTGAGTTTTGCCAATATCGCCCTCGTAGGCGGCGAAGGCGAGGGTGTGGAACGCACCTTTGTCACCACCGGCGGCGGTGTCGGACTTGACCGCTATGAGATCTTCGTGGATGCAAAAGACCTCCGTATGGAGGACTTCCCGGACGATTACGAGGTGGCGCTTTTGTTTCGCGGCAATACCAGACTTGCGGAGCAAGCTATGATTCAGGCATTTGATGTTACCATCAATCAATACGGTAATTTGACATACAAGGTTGATTTTGATTTGGGGAATATGATTCAGGCGGTGTCAAAGCGCTGGGGAATTTCTATGACTGCGCGGATTACCACTGTGGAGGAAAACTACGACCGGGACGGCATGAGCCTTTCCGTTACATTTGGCAAGCCTCTCCTGACCTTATCTGAAAAACTGAAAAGGAGTGAGGACTAATGGAGAAAAGCGGTTTTTTTAACTCTTCAGGCGGCGACCGTGTATATGACGCGACGGATTTTGCCGCTTATTTCGGCAGCTTAGTCAGCAACGGCATCTTTTACAGAACAGCTGACAACTTAAAAATCGTCATGACAACGGGCATGAACGTGACCGCGCAAGCCGGGATGGCATTTATCAATGGCTACCACTATGAAAACACAACGCCAATGGATTTAGTGATCGCCACGGCAAACGGTGTCTATCCGAGGGTAGACCGCATCGTTGTCCGCTGGAGCAATGTGGAGAGAAACATTCTGCTGGCGGTTAAAACGGGCGTGGCGGCAGATACTCCTTCCGCGCCGGAGTTGACTCGAACCAGCGACATCTACGAATTAGGTATCGCCGATATTTCTGTGCCAAAGGGTGCGGTTGCCATTACATCCGACTACATCACGGACACGAGGCTCAATTCGTCTTTATGCGGACTTGTTAATTCGCTGGTGTCTGCGGTGTATGAGTGAGGTGATTTGAATGGCGGATATTAACGGCGTTGTTCTGTCTGCCGGAAGCAGTCCAACGGTCAATTATACAATTACATACACCCGAAGCCGACCGAGCAACAGCCAGATGACTTACAATTTCACCATTTCAGCCGCGCTCGGCTCCTCCGGCTCGTATATCCATAATGGGTACGCTTTGCTTTGTACGGTTACAGTCAACGGCTCGTCCTCCACGGTCAGAATCAAGCAGGAGGACAACGACAATTGGGACGGAACAACGCCCCGGCTTCGCTATGTCACGGTGACCGCTTCCTCCACCACCGGCAACGCCACGCAGGGTGTGCGCTTTCAGGTGGTTTCGGATGGGCGGCTCACGCTTTCGTCCGGCGTGATTGACAATTCCAGCTATACCGTTCTCAGCTTGGCGCTTCTGACCACCGCTGCCGGAGCGCCTACCGCTTGCTCCGTCAACCAAACTGTGGCGGAGGGAAATGTCACGCTGTCTTGGAGCGGCGCATCAGGCGGTACGAACAATGCCATTTCTTCCTATGAAATCCAGTACAGCGATTCCTCCAATAACTCCACATGGGGTAGCTGGACGGCGCTGACCACCGTCACGACCACAGCCACCAGCGGAAGCGTCTCGGTTGCGCCTCCAGCCACGCGCGGCAATTACCGCCGCTTTCAGGTACGGACGCGTGGTGCTGCCGGTGAGAGTTATTATTCCGGCTGGAAGATCTCCACGAACTCTGTGCGGAAAAATACGCCGCCCCAACCGGCAACGAGCATTTCTGCCGCGCCCCTTATACACAGTACCGAACCTGTCATCCTGACTTGGAGCGGTGCGTCAGGCGGCAGCAGTCCCATCAAGGGGTATATGATTGCCAGCCAAACCTCCACGGACAATGCCACATGGACATCATGGTCTGTGCTGGAAAACTTCGAGCTGTCCTCATCCAGCGGCAGCCAGGTGGTTGCGGCGACTAATGTTTCCGGCACTTACACCCGGTATGGTTTATGGACGATTGATACGCTGGATGTCTACTCCAATGAGGCGGTCAGCAACAGCGTTCTATGCGCGGTTTCCGCTTGCACAGAACCTACAGTGTTTGCTTTCTCTGCGACTATTGCGGAAAGTACCGTGACTCTGACCTGGAGCGGCGCTTTGGGCGGGGCTGGCAACGCGATCACCGGGTATGAATTGGAGTCCAGCGAATCCTCGGACGGTATAACTTGGGGCGAATGGAGCGCGGTAGGTGTGATTGCCTCCGCCTCCGGCAGCGGCAGTCTGAATACCGCCCCGTCAACGGTGCGAGGCAATTATCTGCGTTACCGCATCCGGGTGCAGGGTACAGCGGGCAGCGTATATTTTTCACCTTGGAAAATTACCACGAACAATGTCCGCAAAAACATTCTTGCCACACCGCCCGCCGCCTTTACCGCCAGCCCACTCATTTATGTCACCCCCAGTGCGGCACTGACATGGAGTGGCACGATAGCCGGAACGAGCGCTATCAAGAACTACATTATCCAGCAGTCCACCTCTACAAATAACTCCACTTGGGGAACATGGGAAACGGTGGCTACCGTCGTATCCAGCGCATCATCAGGAACATATACGGCGACGCCATCCAATGTTCCCGGCACATTCACCCGATATCGCATTGCTGTAACCGACACGCTGAACGCGGTTTCACCCTATGTCATCAGCAACAGCATAAAAATGAATACCGTTCCCGCAACGCTGACAATTACAGCGCCTAAGAACGGCAGTGTCACCTATAACCAAAACCCGCGCTATCTCATTCAAGTGGGGGCGGATGCGGACGGCGAGGATCAGACACTTTTTATATACAGCACTTCGGGCGTATGGCTGAACAGCGTGGATCATCCGGAGCATTTCTGCAAAGGCGGGACATTCGGCGAGGGAGACCGGGCGGTTTTTCAGGACAATACCACCGCACCCGGAACTTATACTGTTCGCTTCGAGTCCCACGATGATTATTCCTCCAGCGTGACAGTCAGCCGTACCATCACGGTGCTGCCGTCGCCATTTGAGGAAATTATCCCGAATGTCACCCATGTGAAGGCTTCGCATATTCTGGCAATTCGGACGGCGGTCAATACCGTACGCAATTATTATGGAATGACGGCATTCAGCTGGTCAAAGGCAATCACGGCTGGTGTAACAGAGGTGCGGGACTGGGTATTTCACATTCTTGAAATCCGCTCGGCGCTGAACCCGGTGATTGATCTCATAAACAACTATAACTGTAACACATCAACCTTTGACGTGGACGCATTCGGTTGGATTCCGCTGACTACCGGCAGACCGAAAGCGGATGTGATGACTCAGATTCACGAGTTGATTTTGAGCCTTTGAAAATGCGTTATAAAATAACGGACAATCACTTCTGCATATACATTTTAATAGTGATGTTTATGGGGAGGTGTTTTTATGACGGAGGCGCAAAAGAAACGAATAACGGAAATGCGCCGTCAGGGACGCGGCTATGCGGAAATTGCCGATGCTGTCAAGCTGCCCCAAGGAACGGTGAAATCCTTTTGTTGGCGTAATCAGATCGCAAATGCAAATTTATCGGATAAATCCAAGCATTTCAAAAACGGTTGCCGCAACTGCGGTTGTGTATTGGAGAAAAAAGCTGATGCCCCTCCGCGAAAATTCTGCTCCGACCAATGCCGGAACGAATGGTGGGGCAAAAACCGAAAGCCTAATAACAGTGCCGTTTGCGCCTGTTGTCATAAGGAGTTTTCCTATTACGGCAAGACAATCAGAAAGTATTGTTCCCACGATTGTTTCATAAAAGATCGATTCGGAGAGGTGCCTCATGACTAAGGATCAGTTACAGCGCGAGTGCGATTTTGCCGGGGCGATAGCAATCGCCGACCGGCTTCTTGCAAATGAATATATTACAAAAGATGAGTACATAAAAATCAGAAGTATATTTCTGAAAAAGTATGCGCCTCTCATTGCCGGAAGCACCGCGAATCCAAAATCATTGACTTGACTTCTGACCCCATTCAGAGCGTTAATGGTAACGGGAAAAGAGGTGAATTTTCATGCAAATCAACAAAATTGAGGCTTTGCCGGAACTGCCGACACTAAAGCGTGTGGCTGCTTACGCGCGGGTTTCCTCCGGCAAAGAAACCATGCTTCATAGCCTTTCGGCGCAAATCGATTACTATACTGAATTCATCGGGAAGAACCCGGATTGGGAATTTGGTGGCGTGTTCGTTGATGAGGCATTTACTGGCACAAAAGAGCAGCGCCCGGATTTCCAACGAATGCTTTCTGAGTGCCGTGCAGGCAACATTGACATTGTCATTACAAAGTCAATTTCCCGGTTCGCCCGCAACACCGTCACCATCCTCGCATCGGTGCGGGAACTTAAGAATCTGGGGGTGGATGTCTACTTCGAAGAACAGAATATCCACTCAAATAGCGGGGATGGAGAACTGATGTTATCCATCCTCTCTTCATACGCGCAGGAGGAAAGCCGGAGCGTCTCTGAAAACTGCAAGTGGCGTATCCGAAACGATTTCAAGGAAGGTAAAATCGGCAGCATGACCATGTTCGGCTTCCGGCTGGAGCAGGGCAAACTGCTGGTTGTTCCCGAAGAAGCCGAAATTGTCAGGGAGATATTTGCTGACTACCTTTCCGGTATGGGCATTATCAGCATCATGAAAAAGTACCGAAAGAGAGATATTTCTTTTAGTAAGAACGGCATCGCCGGAATGCTTCGGAATGAAAAATATCAAGGAGATATGCTTTTACAGAAAACTTTTGTGGAGAATCACATTACCAAGCGTAAAGTGAAAAATATCGGGCAGTTACCACAATACTACGTTTCTAAAAGCCATGAGGAAATTATCAGTCGGGACACTTTTGCAGCGGTGCAGCAGGAAATTGCGCGTAGGGCAGACAAACGCCCCACAGCGCCGCAAGCACCTGCGGTCTATCCGTATACCGGCTTGATCCGCTGCGGCAAATGCGGTACTTCTTATCGGCGCAAACACGCCTCGGCAGGAACGCGCTACGAAAAGATTGTGTGGATATGCGCGACTTTTAATACCCTCGGCAAAGCAGAGTGCGACAGCCAGCAAATCTCTGAGGATATCCTAGACGTCAAGGTTGCCGAGGTTGGCGGCTTGGATGCCATTTTAGAAATTGTAATTCCGGGCAGGAATCGTCTGATATTTATAATGAAGGACGGTTCTGTCCATGAATCCGAGTGGGAAAATCCTTCCCGCAAAAACAGCTGGACACCTGAAATGCGGGAAGCTGCTCGGCAGAAAGCCTTGGAGAGGAGTAAACGAAAACGTGAAACCTAATATCACAACAATTCCTGCCACGCTGACCTCGCAGCGGCAGAACCCATTTGACACAACAAATAAACGGCGTACCGCCGCCTATGCCAGAGTCAGTACCGATGCGGATGAACAGGAAACCTCCTTCACTGCACAGGTTGAGTTTTATACAAAGAAAATCATTGGAAATACCGAATGGGAATTCGTGGAGGTATATACTGACGAGGGCATCAGCGCAGTCAATACCAAGCGGCGCGACGGTTTTAAACAGATGATTGCTGATGCATTATCCGGTAAAATTGACCTAATCCTGACAAAGTCAGTTTCACGCTTTGCCAGAAACACTGTGGATTCCTTGACCGCTGTTCGGGATTTGAAAGCTGCTGGTGTTGAGGTGTTTTTTGAGAAAGAAAACATTTGGACATTCGACGGAAAGGGCGAATTACTGATCACCATCATGTCGTCGCTGGCGCAGGAAGAGTCGCGTTCCATCAGTGAAAATGTCAGCTGGGGCAAGCGCCGCAGTTTTGAGGCGGGTAATGTTTATCTACCATATAAGCGGTTTCTCGGTTACGAACAAGGAGAAGATGGTCGTCCTCAAGTAATTGAAGCCGAAGCAAAAATTATACGGGATATTTTTTCAGATTTTCTGCACGGCATGACACCTAACGCCATCGCTCGCAAACTTGAAAATAAAGGTGTCCTTTCGCCGGGAGGTAAGGAAACATGGTCGGTTTCCACGGTTCGGAGCATCCTGCAAAATGAGAAATATAAAGGCGAAGCCCTTCTTCAAAAAACAGTAGGCGTGGATTTTTTACAAAAGTCACGCAAGAAAAACGAGGGTGAAGCACCGCAATATCATGTCAAAGGAAGCCATGAGGCGATTATTCGCCCGGAGGTTTTTGATTTGGTTCAGGCTGAACTCCACAAGCAGAAACATAGCGGGAAAACGCGTACTTGTACGCATACCTTTTCCAGTCAGATTATATGCGGAGAATGCGGCGGGACTTTCGGTGCGAAAACGTGGCGCACCACAACCGGAGGCGAACGTCTCCAGCGGATGATTTGGCAGTGCAACGAAAAATACCGGGTGAAGGGTAAGGTTAACTGCCATACGCCGCACCTGACAGACAACCAGCTGGAATATGCTTTTGTTACTGCATTCAATCAAATTATTCGTCAAAAGGAGCAATATATATCGGACTATGAACCTGTTATTGAAATGCTCACCGATGTCAGTGCTTTAGAAAAGGAAACGGCAACCCTGTGGGAACAGCAAGATGAGTTATATACTCTCGTTAAAAATTGCATCGATGAAAAAGCCCGGCGGGGCAATGACCCGGCACTTGCCACACAGCACAAAAAGCTCATCGGGCGATATGATGCGGTAAAAGCAAGACTGGATGATATTGCTTCTGAGATTACCTCGCGCTCGGTTAAGAATACCAAGATTATGAATTTTCTTGAAGAACTTAAAGTACAGGGTGATATCCTGCTCGGGTTTGATGAAACCTTGTGGCGTCGTACAGCGGAGCGAATCATTGTTTACAGGGAGAGCGATATCGTTGTTGAATTCAAAGATGGACGGCAAATCAGAGTCAGTGTTCTGGGCAAATAAAACACGAAAAGGGCGGTCACGTTAAACCGCCCTTTTTCCGTCTGACATTATATAAAAACACGGACTAGCCCTTACGGTTGCATACTTTTACACGGACTACCCCTGCATTTGAAACCGGGGGCAATTATTACACGGACTACCTTTCTGATCTTCCAATTTTGACTTGTCCTTTGCCTTTAAAACAATTTGTCCGAATTGCTTTAAAGGTACGTAAAAAGCCCGCCGAAGCGGGCTTTTTACTGTTCTGATTAAGACTACCAAACTTGTAGTCTATTTATGGCGGAGCGGGTGGGATTTGAACCCACGTGGGCTTTCGCCCAAACTGATTTCGAATCAGCCCCGTTATGACCACTTCGATACCGCTCCAAAAATATCTTCACACCGGCTCTCCCCGGCCACCTGGAAGTTAGGGAGAACTGATGGGGAGAACCACCGAGTTCCGAACC